CTCCAACTCTGTCCTGCGTATGAAACTATATCATTTGTGAAATATGTATCACCCGCTGTCCAAGCTCCCCTTAATGAACCTTCACTAACTCCTGGTTCAAGCTGTCTAATTGCTCCCACAATTGTTAAAGTATCTCCATCCCAAAACATTCCTTTTCCAGAAGTAGATGTGGTTTTGATTGAGAACCTACCAGTTGTACCAGCAGCACCATTTTCATATATTCCTAAAAATACACCAGGCCTATCATATCCTATAACTCCGGTAGGTGCTGCAGATGAACCCGCAGTTCCCGCAGTTCCTACGGTACCGGTTTGTCCAATTGAAATATACGGGTCAGTTCTTCCACCTGCTAATACAATATTTGCAAATGGCGTGTTTATATCTTTAACACCAACATTAATTGTGTTTTTAACAAACGATTCTTCAAATATTGCAATCTTAGCTGCTACAAAGAATTCTTCTTCACCTAAATATTGCCAATGGTCACTATCAACCCAAGGTGCTGCAGAACCACCATTATCCGGTTGTTGTGGTCCTACAATTATAGCCGGATTATGTTTTTTTCCAGTATTAGGACCAGAACCACTTACAGCTGCCCAATAATGCGTTTCGTTATTATAATTTGCGGGATTAGGCCATATTACCGCATCTCTACGTTTATTCGTAGTTTCAACCGAGCCGATGTAATCAACGGTATTAGCCCAAATACCTCTCATTACAATACCAGGTCCGGTATTACCTTCATACTGTATTGATAAGGATTGTGTTTTAATTAAAGTTTGTCTACCTTCACATTCTATCTGATATACAATTTCTGCAGTTGGGTTATTTACAGGATCGGCCCAACCGGTAATACTTCCAATTGTTGCAGGAGTTCCGCTCACAAATTGACCGGCGGTTAAACCACCTGCTAAAGTAATATGTCCTGATTTACTTGATATCGTTACTCTACATTTCTCTTTCGATAATCCAGTTGTACCATACGCATCCGTATCAGTAGCCGGTAATGGATTTGTATTTACCAATTCGGTACTACCTCTATATGCCCTAATAGTGTTACTTGTTCCTGTCAAATCATATTGTCCCGATACTTTGTAAACTACTGATGCATTTTCGTTTGTCATCTTTACATCATATGGAGCAGGTGCTTCAAATTGAACTGAGAATGATTGTGTTACAAATTGAGTTTGTCTTGCTAAAGGTCTTATGCTAGTATTTGTACTGAATCTGTCTCCCTCAAAATCTATTCTATATACAATTTGTCCACTTTTATTTGTAGCAGGAGAAGTCCAACTAGTAATATTTCCAATTGTTGCTGGATTTGTTGTTGGAGTAGGGAATACGGTTGCTTGATTAATCCAAGCATCTTTATAAACTATGGATGCGGATGAATATCCTAATACTCCAATGGGGTCATTATTAAAATCCAAATCATTTGGGTCATTTGGTAATGGTAGTGGATTTGCATTTATCAATTGTTGATTACCATTAAATGTGGTAATTTTCATTCCAGTACCACTAACATTTGTTGTCCACAAATCAGCAGTTATAGAACAATTATCATTTGTTGAAGCGAGTTTATACGAATCAGCACCTGCCTTTATTCCAGATATAGTTAATTGCCCTTCAGCCCTATATGGGTTTACGGTTGGGGATGTATATGAATTACCATCCGTAATTTTAACTTTATACGTTTTTATCGTATCCGGTCCAATATCATTATAAGTAACTTGCGCAAGTTCTGCAGTTGGTGGTGTACCCGTACCATCGACCTGTAATACAAATTGCTCCGAACCATCTAATGCAACATCAAATAATGAAAATTTAACATTTGCAGCGGATGCCGTTGTATTAAATGCCGTTGCAGTTAATATAATAGGTTCTTGTGAATTAGCGGATACTCTACCATTTCTATCGTAATTTACACTATAAGAAGATGCTTTAAAATCTACACTACGTGCTTTAGGTGGTGTTACACTTTTTGTAAATGTTTGTGTACGAGTAAAAATAGATGATGTATATTGATGCCCAGCTCCTAACGCAAAGGGATATACTTGAATAGTATATATTGCATTAGCCGAAACATAAGGATAATCAAATCTATTAAAATTTAAAGTTGCTGTACTGAATGATGATGAACTAGGCCCATGTGTATTAAATAACGTTGGACTTGTAAAATCAATACCGGAGCCAGTTCTAATAGGCCATACTCCCAATGAACTACTAGTTTCTACTTTAGTTATTCTCCAAGTACCAGGATCAGTTGATTGAGTTGTAAATCTTAAAAAATCATCTCCTTCTTTTACTTGAATCGTTGTGTTAGCAGCTGAGTAATTTGAAATATATCCAACTTCATCCGATATTACCGATGGTGATGTTGGTGATATTAAAATTTGAATTGGAGGTGGTCCTTCCAATACCTTAGTATAATTTACAACTACACTTGCGGTATAAATTGATGAAGTAAAATAAGGATGTATAATCAATGGATATTCAATACTTCCACTTAACTCTCTCATATTAGATGAAGCACTTACTATCAATGATGCCGTATATGGTACTCCAAATGATGATGTAAATTGTATATTACCAGCTTTAACATTTTTTTCTATTATAGAAGATGATGCTATATAGAAAGTACCATGAGTGCTTAAATTATTTAAAGTATGTGCACTTGAACTAAACGCAAGATAGGAAGCACCTTGTTTTAATTTAATATCAGTAATAGATGGTCTAAAATCGTTTATAACCCCTCTTGAATTTGCACCAAGAGTTACCGTTATTGGATTAACTTCAAATACAATACTTTCATCCCCTTGCTTACCTTCTGGTACAATTGTAAATGTTTTATCAATACTCACCGATGCCGAAGTCCAAGGTTCAGTATAAACAAATGTTAATGTTAAATTTTTAGTTTGATTTAAAGGACTCCTAACATTACCAATTGGTGTTTGTGACGGAATTATATTTTTATTTTCATCAGTAGCAACAACCGTTAAAGTTGGGTCTAAACTTTGCGTATGATAGTATAACCAATATTCTGGAACCCAATCTTTGTTAATTGACATTGATGGATATATCTGAAATGATGCCGTTACCGATTCTATGTCTCCAGGTGCAGTACCTCTTTTTGCAAATGATGCAGTTGCGAATGCAAAGGTAGGTCTAAATGTGGATTCAATTCTAGGATTTATTGTAAAGGTATCTACATTAAATAATACTTTACCACTATCTAAACCATCTTGTAAATCTTCTAATATAATAGATGCTAACACCGATGATGATACTGCATATGCCGGAGCGGATGCCGCTGATGAAGAAGGCATTAAGAAAATTGTCCTTCTAAAATCAATTGAATCTCTATTGAATACTGCATTATAATCTATTTGCCTACTACCCAAAGAACCAGTTGTTAATCCAGGAATCATATTACTCGCAGTAACATATGATAAATTTACAAATCTATCGGGTTCTAAATTTGGATTTAGTTCATAATTTTTTGAACGGGATATTATATGTAGTTGAATATCAGAAAAGTTTTTATAAGATTGTTTATCTAATAAAATATCATTTATACCATCTATTCTTACTGCTTGAATTTCTAAAGATGCCGTACTACTATTTCGTATTTGAGTTCCTCTATACGGTCTAATAATATGATTAACTCCACCAAATCCATCTAATATTTTATATATGTTAATGGTATCAGTAAATCCTTCACATTCTCCGGTTATTTTTACCAATTGAACATTTATATCACTTCTAGATCCTGTGAAATCCTGAACTCTCATAAAAACATTACCAGTTCCTATTCCTTGTAATAATCCAGGATATTGTCCACTTCCAGAATATAATGGGTCCGGCCCGGCGTAAACAGATGCGGTGTATTGAGATGAAGATAAAGCGTTTCCAAAAAAATCAAATGATGCAGATGTATAATTCACCGAACCTGTTAGTAAAGTTTTTTCTTCATCTATTGTTATAATTGTAGGTGCTACTGGATTGGAACCAGAATCAAATTGAAATCCTGCACTTGATGCTATTAATCTTAATTGTTTTCTAATTGTTTGTAAATTACCACCATCAAATGTTTTAGATTCTTCTACTAATACGGGAACATAGTTGTTATTTATATCATAAAATTCAAAACGATAATCAAATGTTTCAACTGGTAAACTTCTCGGTACTGATTGTATAAATGTTATTTCATCAGGAGAATATGCTGTTTCTTGAGCGGCTCTTAAACTTACATCAGCTATATGCCAACCAGTTCCTTTTACTTCAAAATATAGTTTTGAATTTGTAAAATTTTCAGCTTTAAAATTTACAGATGCTATTTGTTTTTGTAAAATAGCAGATGAATTTGCTTTAAATGTTACTATATCTTGTTCATCTCCGCCAATTACCGAGTCTTTAGAACCACTAATAAAAACTCTAAGTTGACCTAATTGTCCTATGGTTGTACTATTTCCTCTGTAATTTAATCCAAGTGTATATTCCGTATTTTCGGTTAGATTAAATGATTTTGATGTGTAAAAATAATTCGATGATAAATTTCCATCCAATTTTACCGAATTAAATAAATAATTTTGATTAAACGTTGCCGTTAATGAATTTGATGATGTTACCCAATATCCAGTTGGGTGTTGTGATTTAAAATTTTCTTTATCAAAAATTCCATAGAATTCTTGATTTTTTACTTGAGATTCTAAATCTACGAGTAGTTCATTTGATTCTAATTGTATTTCCTGAATAAATTGATAATCTGCTAAATCTGATTGTGATTTTCTAAATATTTTTACCCTAGCAACATCTCCAACAAATGTAGTTAAATCAGTAATATTAATTTTAGCAAAAGAACCCGTTAACGCCGTTTTTAAATTATCAACACCCTCTGTATAATTAAAAGATGCTGTAAATCCTTCACTTGTAAAATTTTCAACTACAGCATTTAAGCCTTTGCTAATATCGGTATATGGTGGTTGGACAATAATTTGTCTGTCATTTACTATTTCAGTTACTAATGGTCTATACTCTAAATTTGAAAATTCTAAATAAGTATCAACCACCGATGCTGTCCAAAATGTGTTACCAATCGTAGTTAGTAGATATGAAGTTGGTGATGTATAATCTAGTAATGATTGGTAGCCGGCTACGGGTGTTTGGGATGTACCAATCACCGAACCCGTTTGTATTCGTTGTGTAACAACGTTTGAAAATATTGGTTTTACTATTTCGGTAATATTAACAACCGGTCTTTTGTAAAATCTAACTTTATCTTCATTCGAAAGTAATCTATTTACTTTGAATGTTTTTTCCCATTTTAAATTGTAAACATTCTTCCACTCATCTGGAATTTCTTGTGTTATTCCATCTGCGTCTATATAATTTTTTGCTTCTCCTAAAATTGTAATCTTAGCTTCTCCAATTGGAGTATCTTCATAAACATAAACCGCAATTAATTTTGATAATCCCTCATAGTATTCAGGAATACCATTGCCAGGCTCATAATATATTGGGTCTCCATTAACATCTAATATTTGAATTTTTATTTCAGTTGTTTCTTTTAGATACGGAGAACCTTCAATTAAAAACCCATTTTTACCACCAGTTAATGTATCCGCAAATTCAGTTACTTTAAAATAAGTTGAATTGGGGTTATCATCTACCAAAAACGTATTATAATTTGTTAATGGTGCTGTTAATGTTTCAGCATATTTTTTTATTATCGGCATTTGATTCTATGATTATTTGTTAATAAATATTAGCTTTAATATTTATAATTAATAAAAACTAAAGAATACTAAATAAAACTAAAGAGGTATATGAAAAAATACGCTATGATACAAATTGATGCCGAAATTCATCAAGTATTAAAAGAATTTTGTAAAGAGAAAGGGTATAAAATAAATGGATTAGTTGAAACCCTTATAAAAGAAAAGGTGCAGTCTTTAAATAAGACCACACCTAAAAATATATTACCGGTTGCTTCTAAAATTCAATCTTAGAAAATCCGTTTTCCTTTTTAATTTCGATAAGCCCGTCTACAATATCTCTCATTTGTTCTAAGTGAGAAATTACCCAAATAAAATCGAATTGAGTTTTAAGATACTGCATCATCATAAATAAAGATGATAGATTATCCGCATCCAATGTTCCAAAACCTTCATCAATTACTAAGAAGTTAGGACGGGGTAATCCACATATGTTTATAAGTGCAACTCTAATTGCCAATCCACTAATAAATTTTTCCATACCACTACCCATTTCCAATGTCCACTCTTGGTCTTCATATACAAGTTTTGCATTGATATTTTTACCATCAGTATCCATTGAAAGAGAAAAATCTACAACTTGTGCTAATATGTTATTTACCTCGTTTTCAATTACAGGCATTGCTTTGGAAATAAGTTCATACGGTACTCCATCTTTTTTTACCGCATCTAAATAATAAGTGTAGAGTGTATTTTTATTTTCTAAATCTTTTACTTCACTTATTTTTGCTTTAGTAGTATTAATAAATGAATCAATAGAACCAATTTCACCAGTTTTTTGTAAAATCTTTTTATTTATATCTGAAATATCTTTATCCAATTCCTTTTTTTGAATTTCTAAAGTTTTAATACTTTCGTTTATTTCTTTATTTTTTATTATAGTTTCCGATATTGCATTGTACCTGTTGATATCGGCTTTTATTCCAGAAAGTTGTGTTATTAAAAGTTCATACTGAGTTCCCAACCCATCTAATTCTGCTTGGGTTTTTTGTATAATGATTTCACCTTTTTGATATTTGTTACGAAGTTCTATTAAACTACTCCAAACATCATCAACATCCGCAAATGGTTCAGTTGCTTTGATTAACGCATGGTGAGCAATATTAAGAGTTTCTAATTGAGATTCTTGTGTTTTAACAACTTCTTTGGTAGCAATTGCATCTTTAACAAATACGTTATTCATACAATACTGACAATTAGGGTCATATTCATGCTGTTCCAAATGTTTTAACTTATCTAAATTAGATTCATATTGTGATTCCAATTTATCTATTTGTTGTTGTACATCTGCGATTTTACCCTTTGCCAAATCCCACTCTTTTTTCGCATCATCGATTGATAATCCATTTATTTCCGAATGTTGATTTATAGATTGTGATACTTCATTTAAAAGTGTCTGGTATTCGTTTATCTTACTTTCTTTATCTTCCCTATCCTTTCTGTTAGTTACCAATTTGTCCTCAATGCTGCCCTTCGCTGCCTCTAACGTGGGTAATTCTAATCGGCTATCAATTGGGGTTAGTGATTCCTTTAGGTCAGATATTTGATTTTGAATTCCATCCTTTTTTTTATTTAAATCTTTAAGGGTTATTTCTAATTCGTTTACAATTTTTTTTGATTCCTTTAGGTCGGTTTCTTTCGTCGCCAATTCGGTTGTAAAATCAGTACGTTTGAAATTTCTGATAAGTGCACTCACTTCCTTAATGTCTTCATTAGCAGCCTCATACAACTTATCAAATATATCCAACCCCATAAATTGAGCAAGGAGGTCCTTCCTCTCCGATTGTGATTTATCAATGAATAAAGTATTGTTTCCTTGCAACGATAGTGCAGTGAGTACAAAGTCCTCATATCTACCAACGTATTGTTCAATGACGGAGTTAGTATCTCTCCTTTCAGTTCCATTAAGGGATTCTGATATACCATCTTTTACTCTCCAAAATTGAACATCAACTTTAACGTTTCTTCCTTTATTAACCATCCTTGCTTCTCTCCTTATATAGTAAGATACGCCCTCTACTTCAAAGTCCAATTGGCAATGGAAGTCTGATTTCCGATTATTTAATATATTACCTGCTTTGAATGTTCTACTACATCTGTCAAACAAACAAAATGATATTGCATCGAATAGTGATGATTTTCCGCTAGCATTTGGTGCAAATAGTCCCATTAGTCCGCTAACCTTATCAAAATTAATTATATTGTTTTCACCATATGAAAACATATTGGAGAATTCAAACCTTACCGGCTTCCATTGCACGTTTCGGGTTAATTCATCCATTACTATCCTACTATTAATTTCTTTATTTAATGATTGTATTCCCAATACGTCCTCCGGCGTTACAAATGGTAACATCCTTTGTATATAATCACTTATTAAAGAGTTTTGATAATTGATATCCGTAATATCTTCAAGTTCTATTTGATTATCTCTATCGCCTGTTTTTTTCTTTGCTAAACTATCCGTTTTTATAATTGTAAAATCTTCAACTCCATACTTTATTTTGATTTCGGTTATTGCCCGCTTTGTATCAGCTGCATCAGTATCAGAAAATCTTACTCTAAGTCTTGGAAACTTTGGTAAATTAATTACATCTGGTACTACACCATTTATAACATCCATAGTATAATATCCATAATCATTTTGAATATCAACTTCTTCATATGTCATTGTATCCAAATTCCAAACTAAGAATCCGTGCTTATCTAAAGTTTCACCAAAGTTTTGTTGAACCAATGAACCCGCATAAACTACTTTACAACCTTTTGGCGAAATCATTTCTTGCCTCTTATGAATATCACCCAATAGTGCCAAATCATACCCATCAAACATATCGGTTGTAAAATGACGAGAAGATACTACATATCCAATATCAGTTTGAGAATTATCCACCGGTCCGTGAAATAATGCAATTTTTTTGTTTGCAAATAATGTATCGGCTTTGGGCCAATTATTTTTGTTATCAAATATACTGAATACTGCAAAATCCACATCACCAATTCCGTAAACTTGGGTATCTCTTAAATAATGTAGGTTTGGTAATTTTAATGCATCTACAATTGGAGTAAGTACATCCAATCTATCTGAATTGTTCATATTACAATCGTGATTACCAGCAATAAGAATAGTTTCACAATGCTTTGTACACTCTGTTAATAACCAACTTATTTCTTTTAGTAATTCAGGTGACATTTCTAATTTAGCGTGTGCAATATCACCTGCCAAATAAATAATAGAATCTTCAGTTCCTCTTTTCTTAATCTCATCGAACATAGAGTAGAATACTTCTCTAAATTCTTTATGTCTTTTTACATTACGAATGTGTATATCCGCAATATGATAAATTCTTTTTAATTTACTCATATATTATTTAGTTTTGAAAGTACTAAATCATCCCATTGAGTTTCTTTAGCACCTTTCAATAATTCGTTTACTTTTTCAAATCCCATTTCACCAGCATCTTTATCAGTTGGTATAATATTTCTTACTTTAATTCCATTTTTCATAAACCATTCGGTATGTTTAGTAGAATCTTCTACGGCATCTGAATCCAGTATAATCGTTACATCCTTAACACCCTTTTCCATAATTTTATTTTTCAATTTGCTAAGTAGAAACTTACCTAATAATGGAATTACATTTCTCTTTACTGAAAATGAATCGAATACACCTTCTACCAACGTAATCGGCTCATTCCAATTAATTTGATTTTCAAATACGATTACATCTCTACTAATTGGTGGGTTTTTATATTTCATTTTTTCATCTTCATAAAAAGAACGAGCTACAAAGTAATTGAGGTCACCACCATCATCGTAAGACGGTATAATAACCCTACCACCATATAACCCATCTTCACAATATCCGATGTTATATTTTACGATGTCAGCTGTTGTGATATCTCTTTTTTTTAAGTAGTGAAGTGCTTGATTATAGATTGGATTAAATGAACCGGTTGGTTTGAAATATAATTGTTTAAATTCTTTTGGTAATTGTAACTTGATTACATATTCTTCTTTAGAATCATATTCAGGCTCATCACCATATACATCTCTAACCTTATTCAGGTCCCTAACATCTACATTTAGTTTACGGAGTAGGGAATATACACTCCTACCTTTGGAATCACATACCCAGCAGTGCCATCTTTGTGTATCTAAGTTTACTTGAAGTTTCTTTTTGTGGTGATTACAAAATGGACAATGGTGTGCCTGTTCGTTTCCCTTTAAGGATGAACCCACGCCGAGTGTAGAGTCTAATATTGTAATTATTTGTAATTTATTCCTACCAGATAGCATAGTTTGGATATTATTATCACAAATATACGAAAATTATCCGATATAACCTAATTAATGGTTGGAATTCTTTACATCATAAAGGAAGTCTGCTAAAAATTGTAATTTATTGGCAATTTGTTCTCTTGGTACATTATTTGTTACCATTCCTTTAAGGTCTACTAACGATGCTGCTGCTATTTGAAGTGCATCATCTTTTGCGTTTAAATAAGCTTCGGATATTCCGTACTTATGTGCGATTTGAGGTATTGTCATAACTTTAGTTTATAATGTCCCTACGGAAGAATTTTCCCATAAGGTTTTCGTTTATTGATTGTTCGTTTGCCAGTACATCGTAATGAAACTGCCATTTAATTTCGTAATATGATAAGGATTTTTTGGAAAAGCAAAACTGGATAATTTCTCTTTCAAAATCACCAGCCCTACCTTCTTTTACTTCGGATTTAATCCATTCGTTTGATGAATAGTATTTCTCCCAATCGGAAGCACTTCTAACAACTCTCTTTCTAGTCTTGCCCTTAAGGGGCTTCAATCTT